CTTTTTGACCTTTGTTATTAAAGCTATCAATGTGTATTGTGTATTGGTCTTCGTTGTGATCTCTCATAGTTTTTTTCCAAAAAGTTTATAAAATATGTCTATAGGTAGTATCTTCTTTGTTAATAATTCTTGTGGATGATAACCATACAGTTGTTCACCTGTGGTTTTTATAATTTTACGACTAGAGTGCGGAGAATTAAATTCTCTTTCATATACAGTTTTGCCACCGTCTGGGCTTTCATATATCTTAGGCTTATTTGGCATCAACAAACTCTGTATCAGTACTGAATGTAGTAAACCCACCTTCTTTAATAACTTGTAGTATTGTGTTTACACGACCTACTAGTTCATCTCTGTGTGAGATTAAGAAGATGTTTTTATTACGTTCACGCTCTATCTTTTTAAGTACACCCAATGCACCATCAACACCATTAGTGTCCATGCCACTATCAATAAGTTCATCAATAGCCAAAAAGTTTATTGGTGTGTTCATACTTTCAAAAACATCTCTAAAACTCCAACTAAGTCCTAGTATCAATCTGTTGCGTTCGCCTCTGCTAAGATTATCAAAGTCTAAATCTCTGCCTAGTTCTGTAATCTCTACAGTTAAGTCTGGTTGAAATGCAACTTCATGTGGTAATCCTAATTTGGTCAAGTAATAAGCTAGTCTACTGTTTAGGTATTGCAAGTTCTGTTCAATGATACGTTTTCTAATAAAGCTGTCTTTGTTTGTTAACAGTTTGTATAGGAAGTCCTGATGATCTTTTACTGTGTTCAGTTGATTCATAGTATCCCAAGTTATTTCTTGTACACCTGTTTCACGCAGACTTTCTATCTGTTCTTGATATGTATCGCTTTCATTTTGCTTGTTTGTAACTTGACTACGCAAGTTTTCCAATTCCATATTGTGTTTGTGTGCTTCAGTTTCAGTATTGTAGTGTGTTACTGGCATTTGACCTAGTTCGCCTAAAGAAGTCAAAGCGTCTGACCATTCTTGTTCTTCTAAAGCGTTTACTGCTATTTGCTCACTAGCTTCTTTCCGTAAACCTTGTTTACTAGAGAGGATCTCCTCTTGTTTAGCATCGTGTATTTCTTGTCCACATGCATGACACTTGTGATCTTCTAATAGTGCAAGCTCTTTATCTAACTTATCAATAAGTCTTTGTTGTTTTGTATTGTCAGTTTGTATATTAGATAACCAACGTTCTGCTTCGTCTTTCAGTTTTTTCTTTTCTAGGTAATCACTCAACAATTTATGATTGCTAAGTTCTGTTTGGATATCTATTTTCTCTAATGTGTTTATTTGCTGTTGGATACTTTCGACAGTAATTTTTTGTTGATCCCGCCAAATTTTCTGCCTGCGTTCCAGATCACCGATACTTTTCTCAATTCTGGAATTTGCTTCTTCAACTGCATTAATTCGATACTCTTCTTCTTTGATTGCATCTCTTGTTAGCCTTTGTTGTTCTTTAAGAACCTCTGCTTTTTCACTAAGCATTGTTATGCCTAGTAACTGCTCAATAATTGCTCGCTGATCGTTTGCCCGCATACTGAGAAAAGGTTCTGTATATGTGTTAAGTGCAACAATGTGTTTAAACATATCATGACTCATGCTAAACAGTTTTTCTATTTGTGCTTGAGTTTGACGATTTTCACCTTGTGCTTCGTCTTCGTCAACATTCTCTTCATTGACATAGTATTTAAGCACATTAGGCTTTCTACCCCGTTCAATACGGTAACTTGTACCATCTTTAACAAAATCCAGTGTAACCATCATGCTTTTGCCGTTGGTTTTGTTTACTAGATTGTCTTTGCGTATGTTTGTTAATGCGTTTCCGTAGATAGCATAACTGAGTGCATTAATGATAGTGGTCTTACCAGTACCATTTCTACTACCATCTCCGCCCAAGTCTACATTATTTCCTAGTACAAGTGTTAATCCGTCATTAGTAAAACGTACAGCCTGTGTAACGTTGCCAACACTCATAAAGTTTTTTACGGTTAAGTCTTTAATTACTATCATAGGTTATTATATATGTCCACTAGAAGTTTCTTGTCTATCATATCGCTGTCTACAGCATTCAAACTATTATACACTATTTGGTCTACATTTTCAACCTCAATGTCATCGACTACACGCCAGTCCTGTGCATGTTCTTCTTTCTTAGTTGGCATAAGTGTTATTTCTCTTACACCATACTGTTGGCTAAATGTTTCCTTAATAAAGCTAGCTTCTTCATAACTGATTGCAATGTCTAGTGTAGCTCTACAATACGTTTTACTATTGAGTATTGTATCTGGTTCATCTATTAGCCTACTTAAACTTACAGTTCTATAACGTGGACCATCGAAGTTTATATACTCTGGTTCGCCGCCCCACTCTAACACCATCATACCACGATCATCATCCCATGCATCAGCATAGTTGTGTGGGAAAGGTGAACCTAAGTAGTGTACGTTGCCTTTGTTTTGTCTTTTGTGAAAGTGACCAGTAAACACATACTCTGGACCTTGCAAGTGTTCTGCATTTAATTGTCCGTGATCTGGCATTTCTACCATAGCATTCATTTTAAAGTAAGGAAGTTCAAAATGACCAAACATGTATCTACATTTGGTCTTGCTTACTTGTGTCCACTCATCTCCAACTAACCAAGGCACAAGTGCTACTTCATCTTGTACCAGTGTTTTTTCATTTATCAAGTGTACATTCTCAAACAGTTCTGCATAAGGTAAACTGTTATAGTCACGCTTCTCTCTATAATACAAGTCATGATTACCAGTAATCATGTATACTTGCTTGAATGCACGACTGAGCTTTGCTACGTTTTCCACACTATAGTTGAGTGTACTCACATTTACACTGGCACGATGATGGTGCCAATCTCCTAAGAATATGCAAGTTTCACAGTTTTTCTCTTTGGCTTGTTCAACAAACCAATCAACAAAGTCTACACAGTCACGATTGTGTTGTTTGCTATTATTCTTGTTTCCGAAATGTATATCCGTAAAACAAGCCGCACGATTAAAAAATGTCATGGAACTCCGTTCACTCAGTTTAAACTTTAACTTAGTATAGCTTCATAGCTATACCTTGTCAATGCCTAAACGTTGTATCCGTGTTCTTTACGTTCTTTGTCAGCTTTTTCGTCCCATTTGGCTCTTTCTGCCATTTCATGTTCAATTTGGCGTGTCCAACTGGGCATTTGACCTGCTTCTTGCAGTAGGTCATCTCTAATGTTTTGATTACGTTTCTCTAGGTTTAGTACTCTAGTAAAGCTGTTAGTAACTGCGGCAGTATAATAAGCAAATGGATTTTCACTTTTTAGTTCGTTGAACTGCAATCCAATTTGACTTAACTGCAATAGTGCATGACTACGCATTTCATCTACATATGTGTATCCACGCCAGTTACTACGCATACTGTAACGTTCGCAAAGTTTAATATACATCTTTGCTAGATTATTTGTAATTTTACCATGCTGTGTATTAAATTTACCGTTATCTAATCCACCTTCCCAATGACTACGCAAGCATTCTTTAAGTTCTCCGTTCACATAAGCATAATGCTTAAATGGAGGAAAGTTACATTTGCTATGATGATCCGCTACAGTTTTTGGTTTATTTTTTCTACCAGGCTCTAGAGGCACATGGTCAAAGGTCATTAATCTAAACACTAGACTTTTTTCTTCAATTGTGCTTGGGTCAATCTTATAATTTACTTGTTTGGGCTTTTGGCTTTGTTTTCTACTGGTATTATCGTACCATTCCCAATATGCACTTTCATATGCTAGTATGCTTAATTCTTTTGCTCGATTTTCTTTTGCAGTTTGAATAAACTCTGGGTTCTTAATATCTTCAATGTTTTCTACTATTGTATCGAATCTATTGAATTCCTCATCTAAGACATAACAATAGCTTAACTTGCTTTTGTGTATTTCTTTAAGCATGTCTTTGTTGTTTAAATAATTTTGTTTTCTCATTGATAATTCCTTAGTTGAACTTAGTATACACGGTTAACATGTAATTGTCAATAACTACACATATAATTATCCTATAAATACAACTATAGGAGAACCCATATGAGAGTATCGCAGTTAACAGAAGACATCGCAAAAGATATTGCTGTGTTTTACGGTGGCAGATTTCAGCCTATGCATAAAGGTCATCATAAAGTGTATATGGACTTAGTGGAACAGTTTGGTTCCTCTAACGTATTTATCGCTACTACAATAGCCAAGACAGCGACACCAGAAAAGGATCCTTTCAGCTATGAAGAAAAAACAAACATAATGACTGAGATGTTTGGTATACCACAAAAACAAATTGTTAAGACCAGTCCATATAGACCTGATGTGAGTTTAACAGGCAAAGATCCAAACAGTACTGCTATTGTATTGGTATTCAGTGCCAAAGATGCAGGACGTTTAAAAGGTGGTAGTTATCTTAGAGATTATAAACCAGGTGCTGAGTTGGTACCTAGTGATCAAGCAGGATATATACTTGAAGTTCCGATACAAGAAGGTGGCATGAGTGCTACTGATTTTAGAGACGCAATGAAAAGCGAAACACTCAACGACAATCAAAAGATGATGGTGTTTAGAGAATTTTTTGGAACAATTGAACCAAAAGTATTTGCATTTATAAAGGATAAATTAAATGGCAGTACTAGCTAAAAACAGAGCGAGATTAATTTTAAAACCAGGTGCTAGAAGTATATACTTTGGTGGAAATAATATACTAGCTCCACTACAACCTCATCATGGTATTATGTTTCCTAACCAACCAGATATCACATATTCGCAAGCTGTGTCATATTCAGCATATGATTTAACACATACAAATTATACTTTTCAAGCATATAGAAATACTCCTAGTCCGGACATTCAGCTAACTTGTCAGTTTGCTAGTGTAACCGATGATGAAGCTAGATATACATATGCTGTATTACACTTTCTAAGAAGTGTTTCAAAAATGGCTTTTGGTTTAGGACAAGGAAGCCCAGTCCCAGGTACACCGCCTCCTGTATTAGAGTTTAGTGCATTTGGAGATAAACAATTTAAGAACATACCAGTTGTTGTAACACAATTTAGTACAACATATGATAGTAACGTTGATTTAAAAATATTTGATGGAGATACTCAAATTCCTGTGCTTATGAATATGTTTATCGGCATTGCAGTAATGCAAAATCCAACAAGACAAAAAGAAACATTTACAACTGAAAACTTCATAAACGGTTCTGCTTATACACAAGGATTCATTTAATGGTAGAATATTCAAGCACTAGTAACTATGTAATTACAGGGGTTGGAGCAAAAGCATTAGATTTATATGATCCGCCTTTGACATCAGAGACGCTGTCGGACGAAACAGTTTCTTTAGTAATACAAGCTAAATTTAATCGTCGACCAGATTTACTAGCACATCAAATGTATGGATCAGCTAGACTCTGGTGGGTGTTTGCACATTATAATAGAGACACGCTTGTTGATCCTATAATGGATTTTAAATCCGGCACAAGGATTATTGCTCCTAGAAACTTTACTGTTCAAGGAACAAACTAATGGCTAACGTACAATTCTATGAAGATAACATACTCAACGGGTATGACAATTATACATACAATTGGAAAATTATTATGGTGCGTCCAGAAGACGTTGCCAAGTACGATGAAGTTCTCAAAACAAAAAGATTTAAAGTTATTGCTCACAGCGGTGTAGAATCTGAAGTAAACATACAAAGTGTAACACACGAAATGAAGCTGTCATTTAATAAGCAGTTACCTGACAGAGAAGCAGTAGCTAATGTTTTTAGTGCAAATTTAATTGAACCACTGGGCTCTACACTTTATACTAGAATTTATAAAGCCGCTCGAGATTTAAACATTACTAATCATTTAAAAGCCGCTTATTTGCTACAACTTAACTTTCTAGGATATCTTCCTGATGGTACGCCAGTTGAAAAAATTACTCAAACATACAACTATATGTGTACACTTACTGGATTAGATTTTAGCTACAGAGATGGAGCAACACAATACAGAGCTGACTTTATGGAAACTACACAAGATGCTTTTAAAAAGTTAGCTTTGCATCTTAAATCTGAGATTAGTATTACTGCTAGTAATTACGGCGGGTTTTTAGGAGAACTTTCTAGATTAGTTAATGAACAAGAAAAAGAACAAACACTATCTTCCACTGTAAAAAGATTTTGGCACGAATATACACTAACAACAGGTGCTGACGTAGCTGAATGGCAAGAGTGGGCATTTGATACAGGTGCTGGCAATAGTGAAGAAAATCCAGATTTTGCAGGTGTAAGTGTTACAGGAGACGGAACCTTAACGTTTAAGGCAGATCAAGGATCTAGTATAAGTGATCTTATGATTATTGGTTTGATGCACACAACAAAATTTAGAAAACTACCAACAGCGAAAAATGCATTTCATAAAGAAAACCCCAATGATGCAGTTGCACTTAAAGATACATTTGCAGATTTAAGCAAGTGGTTTACTTTTGATACAGATGTAGTATATGATGTGTTTGACGTGTTGAGTAGAGACTATAAAAAGAAGTTTACATATAAGATTGATGGTTTCATTGTTCCTGAACTTGTACATGATAATATATCGTTTATGGATATGTTTGATGATCAAAAATTACAGGAAGATAGATTAGGAAACATTGTTTCCAATGATCTGTTGAAGAAAAGGTTTGACTATACTTTTACTGGACTGAATACAGAAGTTCTCAATTTAGACATTTATCTTAATAATACATACTATACTTTACAAGCACTTAATCAAGGTGAGAGAACAAAGATTGGTCAAACTTTTGCAGGTGAAGGTGGTCCGGACCAAGAGCTAAATCAAATTGAATCCGATAGACAAGGTCTTAGAAATAAAATTACAGAAAATCAGAATAAGATATCGGCACTTAAACAAAAAGTTAAAGCTAACAACGATCAGATTGAAAATTTATCCGGCGCAGAAGGATCTGAAATTCCTGAAGCTGAAAGTGCTATAGGATCTATAGTTGCTGAAAACACTGCCGCTCAAGCTGAGATAGTTGATTTAGAAAGTCAAAACGAAGCACTAGAAGTAGATATTAAAAAACTTGTCCCAGAGCAAGAGAAACTAACACTAGAAAAAGAGGCAGCCGATAGATTAAAACAAGGTGATTTAAATTCTCTAAACTCTGGTGAGAATTATATTAGACAACAAGATATAATTGGACAACCTCGAAATGACAAGTTTAGTAATCCTCATGTGTTTGACATAAGTCATGTAAACAGTAAAGCTACTAATGGCCCAGATGAAGGCGATACTAGTGGAGCTGTATTACTAGGCGCTGTTGAAATTAATTTAAATGCTATGACAGATCTTGCTGTGCAACAAATTGAAATAAGAGGTGATCCGTATTGGCTTGGTAGACCCAAATCTAGACAAGGAAAAAGAACAGGCAAAGGTGCAAATTATACTAGAGGAGGAGTAAGTTATTTTCTTAATCTAAATCTTCCGACGTATCCTGAAGATGATGGACCAGAGACTGGGTCAGGACTAATGAATATACCTGAGGCAAATTTTGCTATTATTGGATTGTATAGAGTACACTCAGTAGTTGCTAGATATTCAGATGGTCAATTTACAATGACACTAGATTCTTTTAGAGATCAAAATACAAATATAGGTAGACTGTGGACTTTTTTAAGCAAAGGTCAAATGCCTACAGGTGACAAACGTACAACAGAGCCACTTAATCTTCCAGAAGGTGAAGACGAATTAGACATAGATACTACACCTCAAGTAGATACTGAAAGTATTGGAGATCCAGTTGATGGCAATGTTGTAACTCCTAATGTTACAGAAAGTCAATCTAATGTAGCAAGCGTAAGAAAATTATCAATAGCAAGTGATTTAAAAGCTATCTTACAAACTGCCGCAAGCCGTACAGGAGTTAATGTTGATGTCAGAAGTGGTGGACAAGACAGTAGTACTGGATTTACAGGAAGTACAAGACACAACAACGGACATGCGGCTGATGTTGCACTTACACTAGCAGACGGCACAAGACTGACAACAACTAATCCACAACATTTACCTATTATTACAAACTTTCTTGCAGAAGCTAAAAAAGCAGGAGCAACTGGCATTGGTGCAGGAAATGGTTATATGGGCAACAATACTTTCCATATAGATAACGCACAACAATACGGACAAGGTAATGCAGGATACTGGGGTGGACAACTCGATGGAGGTACATTTAGATCTCGCAATGCTCCGGGTTGGTTAAGAGATATATTTACAGCATAGGTTAGGATAAAAAAATGAGATACAGTACATCAAATAGCGTAGGCAGAACAGGAGCTCCAAAAGAGTATAACAAAATGGCTGGCGCTGGCGGAATTCCTAAACTCACAGGAATGTTTATTTGTAAAGTAATTGACCTTGTTGATGATCGATACGAAGGATTTATGTATGTAGAAGTTATCGGACAAGGGTATACTGGATCAACTGGCGAAGCAGATAAAAGAAAAGAATTTCATAGAGTAAGACGAGGCAGTCCATACGGTGGTAGCTATCAGTTTACTGGATTTACAAACACATATGGTATGAGTTGTCATCCACCTGCTCCAGGAACTCAAATATTAGTTGCCTTTTGCAATAACAGTGATGTTGGGGTAATGATAAGTGTATTACCAGACACAACAAGAAATGCTGGCGTACCTACTAATCCAGCAACTTATGTTGAAAGTGAACCCGGTTCTGTTGGCCCAACATATGATCCAAGTGTATTACTTCCACAAGTTGACAATAAAAGACCAAGAGCTAATCCTGAAAGTCACAATGTGGGTGAGTCTAGTGAATACAAAGATAATTGTAACACAAACAATGGCGGTGCAGAAGTTGGCGAGCAAGGGATAGGTATAGATAGTCTCAGAGGACTTAGTAGCAGTAGTCAAAGAAGAGAAAGCCCTACACAAGTATTTGGTTTTAATACACCTGGCGGGCATCATTTTGTTATGGATGATGGTACAAAAGAATTAAGTGATACATGCTTAACTCCTGACAAAGCAAGACAAAAAGGGTTGAGTAACCTATGTCGCTGGCGCAGTGCAGGAGGTGCTCAAATATTAATGCATGACGGCACTGGAATGATTTATATTATAAATCAAAACGGAAGTAGCTGGATACAGATGAGTTCCGATGGAAAAATTGATGTCTATGGCAGTGGCGATATTAGTATGCACACAGAAAATGACTTCAACTTATATTGCGGCGGCGCCTTTAATTTAGATGCTGATAGTATTAATATGAAAGCAAGAGAAAAAGACGGAATAACTGTAGAAGCCACTTTGGGAGAATTTAATTTACATTGTAACAAAGATTTAAAGTTGACAAGTGATTTAAACGGACATATTAAGTGCGAAGGCTTCCACAGAACAACTGCATCACTAATAGATTTGAACGGCCCAGCGGCAACACCAGCTACAAAAACTGTTACACTTAACAGGACTGAAAATACAACTATTAAAGAGAGTATTAATACTAGAGTACCAGAAGCTGAACCGTGGGGAGGTCACACCGAAGAACAAGAGATATTACCACAACCTGCAAGTCCAAATACAGACTTGACTGCAACAGATATAGATGTAAGCAACTTAGGGCAAGATCAATGTACAGGTCCAGTGCCAGATGATGTAAGTGGATTAATAGGTACATTGCCCAGCGGTGAAGAAAAAACATCAAATCCTAGAAAAGGATTATCAGCTAAAAATAACCTAGGTAACCTAGATCCTAATTTAGTAGCCGCAGGATTTAATAGTAGTAATATAGCATATAAAAAAGGTGGCCCAGGAAAAGGAGGATATGTGAGAACAGATCGTCCGGGATGGTACAAAGATGATGCTCCGGTCACATATTTGTCAACAGATCCTATAAAAAGACCTGGTGGTGCTCAATGACCGAAACTACAGTTATTAGAAAACTTCAAACAGTATGGAGTGACTTTACTGTAAAAGACGAAAGTTTGTACTCTACACAACTTGAGTTGTCTACGACAATTGCCAGTGAAAGTCTAAAAGACCTTTGTTTAAACTTCTTTGGTAATTATAGCGGATTCAACGGTACTGCTTACGGTGAAGGATTTTTTGATCTAGGATTAACTGAGCAAGAATCATATGATTATTGGCAAAAGATATTCAATGAGCAACAAGCTCTTGCTAAAAAGCAATTAATTAATGCAGGCATAACAACTATACCTCAAAGTGTATATGATGGACTAATATTGTTACATTGGGTTACTAAGAGAGTGTTAACTGTTATAAACAAAGATGTAACTTATGATCTAACAGATCCTTTACTACAACAAAAGTATGATATAGTAGCAGATATGATATTCAACAGTAGTGACAATAAAGCTCTTTGTAGAATTGGTGCTACTGTATTGCGACTAGCTGACTACGGAAGACCAAAGTCTCGCACTTGGCAACGTAGTAATGGTGTATTCAAACTCAGAGACTTTAATGAAAAAGGCATACTAACTACAGACCAGCTAAAAAGAGCTAGATTTAGTTATTATGCTGAAACTTTAAATTTTCTACCTTTTACACCAGAAGGACTACAAAGACAAATTGTAAAAGAATATGAAACTTCGTTGGTAGTACAAAACTTTACATTTAGTGGCACTAATACATTTACTTTGGAAAGAGCGCCTGCGATGACGCCACAAGAAAAAATTAAAGTATTCATAAATGACGCTGTACAACAACACTTTTATGATTTTACAGTAGACGGGTTTACACTAACAATTAGTAAAGCTATGAATACAGGCGATATTGTTAGAACAATCATTAAAATATAATAAACTGGGCAGTTAATTTTACCATAAATAATAGTATGGTGACCTACATTGGATATAGCACAATAGATAGTATTAGTGGAAGCAAGACGCTGACAGACTCAGATATTGCAAAACGTGATTTATTGAATCACTTTTATACTCGGCGTGGAGAAAGAGTACAAAATCCTTTATTTGGTAGTATATTACCGGATCTAGTTTTTGAACCTTTAGACGAATCCACTATCAGAGAAGCTACCGAAGATGTCGACAGAATTGTTAATAATGATCCTAGATGGAATGTATTAGAAACATTGGTTACTAAGCCAGATGATCATACATTAAATATTAAGGTTAGGATGGCATACATGTCTTCAGGTACAGCAGAAGAACTGTTTTTAACATTTACAGGTGAGGAATAATGGCACAAGGCGCACGACAGAGTAGTTTGTTTGCCGCGGAAGATTTTACCGTAGCATATGAAAGTTTTGCACAAGCAAACTTACAAGCATATGATTTTGAAACTATACGAAATGCTATGGTTGAATATATTAGAACAAACTATCCAGAAAACTTTAACGACTACATTAACAGTAGTGAATTTATAGCACTCATTGAATTGATTGCATTTTTAGGACACAACTTAGCATTTAGAGCAGATCTAGGACAAAGAGAAAACTATCTTAGTACAGCAGATCGTAGACAAAGTGCTTTGCGTATTGCTGAATTTTTAGGATATACTCCAACTAGAAATGTCGTGGCTAGTGGATATTTAAAAATTGATAGTATTAGTACCAAAGAGGATATCTTTGATGCATCTGGTAACTCACTGCGAGATGTAAAAGTACAATTTGAAGATATAACAGATCCTTCCAGTTATCAAAATTTTCTTACTATTATGAATTCAGTATTACAAAGTAGTAGTCAATTTGGATCACCTTTTTCGAGTTTTGTACAAGGTAACGTACAGAATGACATATACAGAACTAACAGTACAAATAACAAAGCTGTTAGAGAATTTAATGGTAGAATAAACGGAGCCAGTAGTACATTTAGTTTGCACAGTGTAGGACTTGACAGCTTAACAAATTCATTGCAAGAAAAAGAACCTGATCCATATGGAAAGATCGATATACTATACAAAAACGATAACAGTGGATTTGGCAGTGCAAACACAGGATTTTTTATGGGATTTAAACAAGGAAGTTTGTTATACAAAGATTTTAATATAACAAACGGTCTTCCTAACCTAGTGTTAGATATCAATAGTGATAATATAGCAAATGGAAATGTTTGGGTTCAATCAATAAACAGTGCTGGACAAGTTCAGAAGAAGTGGACTAGAGTTGATAGATTATTTGGTTCAAGTACAATTTTTAATGCTAGACAAAATAAAATTAGAGACATATACAGCATTAGTAGCAGAGAAAATGATCAAATTAGTGTTGTATTTTCAGACGGAAACTTTGGTAACATTCCACGTGGAATTATCAGGGTATGGTATAGAACTGGAGCCAATTTATCATATACACTAACACCAGACAATTTTTCAAGTGTTAACTTTGCTTTTGATTATACCGGCAGAGATGGTAACATACACACAGCTAGTGTTAGAGCAAGTTTAAAAAGTATAGTTACCAATGCAAGTGCAAAAGAAAGTGTAGCCAGTATTAAAGCTAATGCTCCAAGATATTTTGCAACACAAGACAGATTAGTCACAGCTGAAGATTATGCAATTGGTGCGTTAACAGCTAGTGGTAATGTTAGAAAGATTAAAAGTGTTAATAGAGTTCACAGCGGACACAGTAGATTTAGAGACTTGTACGATCCAACAGCAACTTATACAGATGCTACACAGTACAGTGATGATGTATACATGTATCAAAACAATGTAACTGATAGAAGTTTAGTTTCATTGCCTAATAATTTAACAGGTCGTCAAATCTTTAACAAGTATCTAAAGCCTATGCTGTCTAATCCAGAATTGTTTAATTTTTATTACAGTAGACAAGGCTATTCAAGTTCAACACATAATGCATTCCAAGATTTTAATGATACAACTGTAGGGATAACTGTTCTTAATAGTACACAAACTGATGAAACAAATGTGTTTAGATTCAATCAAATTACTAAAGGAAGTAATGGTTGTAGTGGTTATATAACACAAAATAGTATTGTACAACGTATGGGACTAATGGCTACAAACAGTTTAAAGAAAGCTGATATCAACGGGTTAGTTGAATTTATTCAAAGCCCATATAAGATGGGATATATTGCTACTATAGCTGTGGTTGATGGCGGCAGTGGATACACCAGTACACCAACTGTTACTGTTACAGGCGCAGGCTCTGGCGCAACTGCAAGTTGTACAATAGCAAATGGTCAAGTAACAAGTGTCGCAGTTCTTACTAGCGGTGCAAACTATAATCAATCGACAAATGTTGCAATAAGCGGCGGCGGCGGAAATGGCGCAGTTGTTAAAGCTAGTGTTACTGATGCTAAAACCCAATGGGTTAAAGTTGATAAACTTTATAAAGGCGGCATCGGAGACGATGATGTAAATGGTACACCTACTGGCATTGACAATACTGGTAAAGGTGCTATAGTATTAGGATCCGTTGTAGCAGATAAAAGTAGAATTAGAAGAATTGTTCCAAGAATTAGTACAGATTTAGATGAAGTAACACTTGAAAGTGTTATTGCAAAAATAGATGCTAAACTTACATTTGGACTTCGTTATAATGCGGCGGCACAAAAATGGATTGTAATCAATGGTGCAAATTTACCTGTAAACAGTATCACACTAAATGATGCAAGTCAATGGAATAGACAGTACGAAGGAGACGGTTCGAGTACTGGAATAGATAATAGTTGGTTGATAAGATTTAATCATACTGCAACCAGTTGGGAGATGCTACAAAGAAAAACTCAATATGTGTTTGGTAGCCCTGACAAGTTGAAGTTTACAAATTTAAACTTCAATGCTTCGTTTAGTAGCGAAACATTAAAACCTCTCAGAGACAATCTCAAAGTATTAAAGATTAATCCAAAAAGTTCTATAGATTCAAATCCATTGGGAACAGATTACAAGTTTAATGCTTTTGGATATTTCACATACACAGATGGATATACAGATCCTCACAATATTAGAATGAGCATTGCTGATCCAGACAACGATGGATATCCTAATAATCCGGAAGCATTTAATATTATAGTTGGATCTGAGACTATTAAACTAGGAACAAAAACTGTTCAAGGTTATGATTATTCTATTGTAGATAACACAAACGGAACAACTGTTGTATCAGGCATTTCAAATTTACACTGCCAATATGATAGAATAGCTGATTTAAATCAACTAATTGATCCTGCGACTACAAATATAATTGATACATATGTACTCACTGGTAGCTACAACACATTGTTTAGAAATTGGGCATTGTATGATGGAAGAGCTGAGACACAACCCAATCAACCTTCAATTAGTGAATTAACAGACTTGTTCGATGGATTAAACAGCAAAAAGTCAATCAGTGATCAAGTGATATACAGACCAGTAAAATATAAACTATTGTTTGGCGACATAGCAAGCGGAGACTTGCAAGCTAAATTTAATGTAACTAAAACTTCCAACAGTACACTTACCGATACTGAAATTAAACAACGTGTGATAGCACTAATTACAACTTATTTTAATATTGATAACTGGGACTTTGGAGAAGACTTTTACTTTACTGAAATGGCGGCATTCATTCATAATAATATGATTGGAGAGATTAGTCAAATTACTATTGAAAGTGTTGCTGACCCTTCCAATGCAATCAAACTATTTGAGATATCCAGCGCCAGTGATGAATTATTTTTGCCAGTAGTAAAAAGCAGTAATATATCTGTAACTAGAAGTCAAATAGGAAACTTAACAACTATTGGAGAAAACTCCACTGGTAATACAAGTTCAGGCGCTACAAGCGGAAGCAGTAGTTCCAGCAGTGGAGGCGGAGGCTACTAATGAACGAACGCACATCAAAACCAATAATTGCTCCTAAGATAACAAGACCTGGAGAAAGCCTTGAACATAAAGGTAGCAGACGTGTAACAGAATTATTGCCTGACATTTTACAAACAACAGTAAACAAACAATTCTTTGATAGTACACTAGAGCAACTTATGTCAAGTGGTAGTCTCGAACCTATTAAATATTTTGTTGGCAACTCAGTAAGTACCACTACGTTCTCTCCTAGTATTGATGACAACTATCTACAAGACGGAAGAGATATTGATCCATATCAATTACAGCCAGGTATGGTTGCAAAAAACAATGACTCCACTATAAATGAAACTTTAGTATACGATGACTTGATTCGTAGTTTAAAGTATAATGAAGTTGCTACAAACAATCACAATAAAGTTTTAAACGAAACAGGATACACACTTGATATTCCAATTAACTATGATATGTTTTTAAATTATCATAGGTACTATTGGGTAGTTGATGTACTACCTGTGTTAGAACTTGCGGCTCATGCCCCTTTTACCAATTGGAATGTAGAAGAACTATTGGGAGAAACAGCTTACACAACTCGTGCTTTGACTAACGGTAAAACACTAACATTAGAAAATGGCATGCGTATTAGATTTAGCCCAACTGATGTAGCTAGATTTACGCAATTCAATTCAGGCAATACAACATTTACATCTAATGTTCAAAATGCAGGCACAGTGAAAATATATGTTAACAATGTGTTAACAACTAGTGGCTGGACATATGATGGGCCTTCGGGTGTATTAACATTTACTTCTGCTCCCGCAGTTAATTCAGAGATAGAGATACATTCTTATTATACCAGCGTAACTACTTTAGAACATGATGCTATCTATATTGTTGACGGAGTTGGCGAACCTACTGGTATAACACTTACAAAACAATTTGAACCGGGACAGTTCGAAGGACAGCAAGGTAAACGTACTTGGTTAAACGTAACAACTTATAGTGCTCAAGAGCCCGGCGAATTTGACGCAGACACAATGAGTTTTGATTTTAGAGGATTTGATCTCAGAGAACATAGAATGACAACTAGAGATTATTCTGTAGAGCAAAGACAATCACAAGATAAAAGTGCATGGAGTCGAAGTAATTTATGGGTACATGAATCTACTATCCAGACAGTATTAACACATTTAGATATAACTAATGATGTTTACACACTTGAAAAATACAAAGCAACACGACCTATTATAGAATTCAAAGCAAATATTGAAAAAAGTGACTTTGGTAAAACACATATTGTCAATGTTGAACACAGTTTAGAATCAACTAATGATCCTGGAATAGAAATAGTTGGACAAACAAGTTACAGTGTAATGCTAAACGGATTCACTACTGAGTGGTTTTCAGCCAAAGGTTATGACAGAGGCGACAAAGTAAAACTAACTAGAGGACAAGCTCCAAATCAAATTATTACCTATTACGAATGTGTGCAAGCTCACGGCGACCCAGCAGATCCTAGTTTAGGATCTAATGCAGATTTATGGGAAAGAGTTATTCCTATAGAAGTTGAAGACGAAGATTTAATAATATTCTTTGGAAGTTCAAATGCTACATACAATAACAAAATTTGGAAAATCGGCGGCGTTGGCACAAGTATAACTTTAACTGAAACTTATAACTTTGATGGAAGCAACAGTGCAACGCAAATTAACAACGATGATAAAATTGTTGTTCTCAACGGATTTAATACACTAGATACTACTCACTTGGGTGATATTTCCAAGTCAAACATTGATGCTCCTATAAGTGGATCTGAATTGTATTGGGATGGTAGTAAATGGAAATACGGACAGCAAAAACAACATAGAAGTCAAAGTTTTAAAGCAAACTTATATGATGCTGATTTAGAATACATGGACAACTCCACAAAATATCCTAACAGTGATTTCTTTGGTGCTACTATATTTGATTTTGTACACAGCGAAACAGGTCAATTTGATGATCCGCTAGGGTTCAAACCAGAGTATGTAGACTATGGTAATAATCCAGGATTAAATTTTAAAATGGATCTGTTAACTAAACGTTTTACTTGGATTAAACAAAGCATAAATGAAAGTAAAAGTAATCAAATTGAAATAGACGGATATTACTACTATAGATATTTGGACACAGATAGATATCACAACGGCTGGTCTCCTATTAGGAATGGTCAGGTAGTTAGAAAACAATTAAGAAAAGCAGTTACTGATTCAACAGTTCCACTTAGAGTTGATGTTGGACATGCAAACTTTGTTGGAGATAGATGCTACAGCTTTGTAAAAGTAGCCTCTGCTTCGTTCCAGCAGGCTGGTAGCAGTCTAAGTGTATACAGTCAACCAGAAGCTGACGTTAATTTAGGAAGAGTCAATTTAATTGGTGGCAAACTACCAACATTGTTCTTCTATCACAACAACACTTATCAAATAAACACACTTTTCCCACAAGCTGAAATAGAATTTGTGAACATGGATGGTACCGCAACTAGTGCTGTCAGTAGGACAGCTGGTGTAGGTAATAGTTTTAATCTATCTATTGCAACACCTACTGAAAATAGTATAAAGTACAGAATGGTTGCTGATCCTACGATTGCTGGTGTAATATACTTGAGTAATAACCCAAGCGAAACTAGTGTTAATGTTCGTAAAAACGGAGAACCGTTTACAAATTATAGTCATACAGGTAATGTTATTAGTATAACAAGCGGACTTAAAAATGACGATGTGTACGATTTTGATTTTTATACAGATAGAGAATATGCCAGTGAAGGTGAAGGAGACCATCAGGTTGCTTCAACACAGTTCAATAACCCACAAAATAAAGACTTTGGAAAACTAAGTTTTGGAGATATGGTTGAACATATCAGACTAACACTAACAGCTAATCCACTACTAACTGGAGATTGGTTTGGTGTAAACAACTACAGAAATATTCCACATGTTCATAACTTTGCAGGAGCTATTAGACAGCAACCTTATTCAACAGAACTATTGAATCAACTATTGGTTGATAATAATACAAATCCGTATAGTGCGTTACAGTTTAATAGTGCAAGCTACCAACAGTTTCTTGACAAATTTAAACTAAAACTTGTACAGCTACACAAAGATATGGAAATAAGTCAACCTGTTTGGTTACTAGTTGACAAAGCATTAGAAGCCTTGCATTTAGGTAAAAATAAATCTAGTGCATTTTCTAATAGTGAAATGTTAATGTACAGAGATTATAAAGAAATCACACACGATGTAAGCAATGCTACCAATGTTTATAATTTACCTGAAGAAATAAACACCTATAGTGATACACAAAATCATATCCAAGTTTGGCTCAGAGACGTAGACATAGCTGGCGACTATAGATGGAGAGCATTAACAGCTTGGGCAGATTATACAATTGAAGAAGGCACTCGTGTAAAACTTATAACTGGTGTTAATTATTATAATCAGGTTGCTCAGTTACATGTTAGATGGTATAAAAGAGGTAGTAATAGTTTTGTTCCTCCTAGTGCAGTTAAACTAGGATTAATTAAACCATTTGTTCCAGAGCTTAGAAGCGACTATAGTAAAGATAGTACAGGTCAAACTACTGATAGAGTTATTATAGGACATGATGGTAATGTTCATGTACGCAACGGAACAGAACTGTTTAATAGAACTCTAGTAGGATTTGATCCAATAGATGCAGGTTTATGGGATTTGGAACTTAGAATCTATAATAACTTACATGTTGACTTGGACAAAACACTTAATCAAAATGCATATAGACCTAATGCACACAGACCAGCAGTTTATACTTGGAAAGAGTATAACGATACAATACGAAGTGAGTTTAACAAATACAAAACTAAAAATAACATCACAGAGTTAAACAGCGACACATACTATGATGGCAGTGACAAGTTTACTTGGAACTATAGTAGTGTAGGTCCTGGCATTGGCGGCTGGAGAGGGTTGTATCATTATTATTTCAATACAGATAGACCGCATACACATCCTTGGGAGATGTTAGGGTATAACAAAAGACCAACATGGTGGGATACACATTACAGTTGGACAGATGCACCAAAACGTGCGGCACTATTGTTGGCACTAAAGCACGGACATGTAAATGATCCTGATGAACCAGCTGAATATGATATTAATTATAGCTATATAAATTATACTTGGCAAACTTCTACACTTGTAACACTTACAGCAAACTTGAACGATCCGGTAGCATCTGGTATAGTACCTAACCCGGCAATAGAAGATAGACAAAAAGACTTTGTATTTGGCGACTGGGGTCCTGTAGAAAACGAATGGCGCAGAACTAGTGAATGTAAACTTGCAAACAGTTTGGCTTTTATGAGAACTAGACCCTTGGTTGCAATGAACAATTACTTTAGAACTGTACAGAGAAAAACCAATACTAATGCAAAGTATGATAGTCCTCAAATAGTAAATGCAAATGTTAATAAGTTAACATGCTGGAAAGACACAGATATTAGCGGATCTGCCGTTATTGGTAACATTATCGAAAGTGTTAATATACTAAACCCAGGCAGTGGTTATAGTGGACCGCCTGCTATAGACATTAATGATAACTTTGGCATTAACGGGTCAATAAGATTGTTTGTAGAAAATGGCGAAATAATAAGTGCAAGAGTAATGAATCAAGGTAGCCAATATTACAATAAGCCAAGCATTACTCTTTCCAATGGGACAGGAAAACTTGAAGCTATTCTTAGTGGACAAGCAACTCACTATTACAATGGATTGAATAATAGTATTATAGACTTTGGTAAAACTTATGGCACCAATGCAGATGTACTCAGTGTTAGATTACGCAATACAAGTTTCCAGCCTATAATAAAAGCAGGCGGATACGTTAACAAAAACAATCAGTTTATCTTAGAAAGTAGTCAAGCTAAAGGTAAAGTTTTTATACCAGAAGAAAATGTGTCAACTTTGCTTTACACAGGTAAACCAGATGTTGAATACTTCTTTGGCGGAATTAAAATTGATAAAGTGGATAGAGGATATAAAGTATCGGGCTATGACAACAGTTTAGAATATTTTAACTATAATAAACCAAACAAAGCCAGTAATGCTATACTAGTTGAAGATGCCGCAAGTGAAAATATTTTTAGATATTCAGAATACGACACTAATGTTACTAAAATGGACTATAACACAGTTCTAACAACAAAACAAGATGTTTATGACTTTATACAAGGATATGGACATTATCTCAATCAACAAGGATTTACTCAACAGTGGAGATCTAGTGCTAATAATTTTATTATTTGGGCAGTTGGTTCAAGTGATATTACACTAAAAGTTATTCCTGATCCTAGTAAAGTTACAGTATCGGATGGAGTAGACGGATACTTTGATAACATCGACAAAAAATATGATGGACTTTATAATATTATAGATGCTAACGGAAATCAGCTTCCTGCGAATAGTCTTCTAATAGACAGAAAAAGTATGGAAACAGACAGTGAAACAGTGTTCCAAGTTAAAGACGCTGATACTGCACTTTACGGTATCAGACTTTATAAAGTTCAACTAGAACATATATTTGTATTGGACGAAATAACAAACTTTGATGATGTTGTGTATGACCAAACTATAGCTCAAAAACACGATAGAATAATTTGGAGAGGTAGCAGAACTAAAGACTGGAATGGTAAATTATATTCACCAGGTTATATTGTTAATGATAATACAGTTATACCAAACTATGATACAGTTGCTAGAGAGGTAGATCAATATTATGGAAGAACTAATACACTAAGCAACAAACAAACAAGCGATATTGCTAGATTCAATATAGGTTATAACAAGCCTACATGGAGTGAAAACTTAGATTTAGATGATGACACACTATTTGAATTTACAAAAGGTAGTTATAATTATAAAGGCACACAACATGCATTAAAAGCATTTATGCGTAATCAAGAATTGTTTGACGGCGAAGCAAGTGCAGAGCTACTAGAGCAATGGGCGATTAGAACTGCTGACTTTGGAGATCTAAGACGCAGAGACAATTTAGAATTTCAAATTCCAAAAGACTTACTAACTACAAATCCTCAACCTGTTAGATTTACTACAGGGTATAAGCACGATGTACTAAGTGACTTGATTATTGACATAGGTTCAACTAGTCCTCTATTGATACACGATAGCGAGGACAATCAATTTGTTACTAGAGATGTAAACACATATAAGAAAACAGCAGACGAAAGATACTCTAATGACTTAACTACTGCTGGTTTACCTTTGCTGACAGAAACTGACTATAGAGTAATCAATAAGGATGACTTTGAAGTATTTCCAGATGAAGTTAAAATTGTATACGATCACAGTGGTGATTGGAGAGATATCAATCAGTGGGATCCAAAACTTAGCTATAAATTTAATGACCAAGTATTATACAAAGGTAAAACTTGGACAATGCTTGATCCAGATGGCAGTAGTGGACTAACAACTGCAAATAATCCTATTGAGATACACGGAGAAATAGTATTGCCTGTTGTACCTAGTAGTGGTCAAACATTAATAGTTGATGGTAACACAATAACACTAAACAAAAGTGCTACAAGTGAAACTTTAAATGCAATTACAGTTACAGCTACTAACGATATTAAGAGTAGCAATGTAGTTGCTGATGGTAGTACTCTCATATTAGGTCAAACTAGTGCTACAACTACTTCTGTAATTTTTAATAACAGTGTTACAACAACTACTTTTAAAGACATTGAAAAAATAGGTAATGTTATTAACCCAACAATCACAGGCGATCCTAGTGCTACATTGATTATTGATGGTCAAACTGTAACATTCGCTGATTCGGGAACTCCTGTAACTAATAACATTACATCTCAGCAAGCATTTGAAAATGCTTTTAACACAAGCTGGATTCAAAATCAAAGTACTATTTCATCTACAGCAACAATTAGATGTACTAGAATAGAAGCATTACGTTCAGCATATATCACACAGTTTAGCCAATCTGCTTGGAACAGCTGGATCCAAACATACTTTGCAAATAATGCTGGAATTAATATAAGTCACTTGGTCGCACTAGTTACTCTAGGAGGCAGTACACAAACAGCGGCACAGTTTATGTTAGATCAAGATTTGACTTTGATTAACAATATTAGAGGAACATCTTATCTCGGAACAACTGTTGGCGATGGTAGTGTTGTTGTTAGTCCTGCAGATATAACTGCAACACAAGGTGCTCTTAATAATGGAACTTATACAGCTGACATTGCAGTTTATTTACAAACGTCTCTAGGAACTACAACTGCATTCACCAACACTACAGTTGTTAAACAAATTACAACTACAGGCTTGTTGACCTATGCACTCAGTGATATTGTACAAGAAATTAATGATGCAGGTATTCCAAACGTTACTGCTAGTGCAACCAGTAGCAGTCAACTTAAACTTACTAAAACAACAAACGATCCATCATCATCATTTACATTACAAATTAGCGTTGGTACACAAAATGCAAATGTTGGTTTTAGTACAGCGGTAGAAACTAAAACTTCGGGTAGTGAGAGTATAACCTCAACACCTCCTCTAACTCAACAACAAGTGATTGATCAAATTAACCAAGCAGGTATTAGTGGTATAAGTGCTCAAGCTGGCGCAAACAATAATAATCTGTTACAAATTAACTGTGTTCTTTCAAGTTTGTTTATTGGCTCAGGAACAGCTAATAGTGCAATTGGAATGCCAACTGGATTGGTGCCAGCTACAAAAACTGTCACTACTAGTACTGTAGGACTTAATCTAACTGACATTGTTGAAAAGGCAAACGCCGCAAATATCTCTGGTGTTACTTTTACAAATCAGCAGAATAAACTTTACATAACCAGTATTAATAGTATACTAACTATTGGTGCAGGAACAGCAAACGCAACAATAGGTCTAACCGCACAGACATTTAGTGCAACACAATCAGGTATTAGTAATGTGTTTAATGCTATAGCGGGCAGTGACGGAAATCCTATGTTTAGAGACGTCACAAACGATCCTAATGTGTTTAACATATGGGTTGCAGATGACAGTGAATTTGGATCATTTAATAAAGGTTACGAAGTTTATCAAACAATGGATTTTGGAATGTATACTGATGATATTTGTTCTGGAATCGAAAGTGCCGACGAAGCACAAATAGATATAGTAAGACAAAGCGGAGATATACAAGCTCATAACTTTGTTGTAGGTGATTATGTATTAATTAGAGGCAGTGATAGTGTACCTAGTATTGATGGAATACATCAAGTTACTAAAGTTGATACAAATAATCAAGCACGTTTTTATATAGATGAGTTCATTGAAACAAACGGGTCTGTTGGAAACATTTATCCTTTAAGAAAGATGCGTTTTGGTACATATGCAGAATTAGAAGCAGATAGACAAACAAGATTACTAAAAGGCGTTGAAGATCCAAATGGTGTATACAAGTATAATTTTGCTGATGTTAGACAAACAAATGCACTTAATTCAATTTATGCTTTCGTAGATGATGATGGAACAGAAACAAGTGCAGTGTATGCATGGGAAGGTTCTTGGAACGATACAAACGGTCATATAGGTCAATGGAAGCAAGTTAGAACTGGTATTAGACAGGCAAGAAATGATATAGTTGCAAACGTTAAGATTTATGATGCTGAAAAACAAACAACACTTACTAATATAGAAGTTTTTGATCCAGCTAAAGGTATTATATTTGGTTTTGTTGATAACGAAATCGATTATAAAAACAATACTGATTTGGCAAACTACAACTTCAATACATTAGACGGTGCAGTAGAAAATGTAAACAGTTGGGGAAGAGATTTCTTAGGAAAACGTTGGTGGAATACCAGTACCGCAGTTTACTTGGACTACGAACAAAGCACAATCGATTACCAGCAAAACAACTGGGGTAAACTGTTTGACGGTGCAAGCATAGACATATATGAATGGACAGCAAGTCCTGTACTTCCTGAACAATGGGAAAATATAGTAATTGCAAAAACTATAATAGATGGACAAGAAGCTAGTGGTGAAGCATTATCCAATGTAATCAATGGACAAACAATTTATAACTGGACTGAAGAATCATACTATAATGAAAGAAAGAAACAGTCTGAAACAATTTACTATTTCTGGGTAAAAAACAAAACTACTTCTCCTAGAAACAGAAACTATAACACATTGCAAATTAGTTTGATATTACAAAATCCAGACAGCTTTAATATTACATGGGCCGCACAAGCTGGAGAAAATGCTTACTTGTTTTCAAATATAGAAAACTTTATATCTGATAACACAGTTATACAACTTAATGGTGGTAGATCCTTTAAACAATTCCAAAGCCTGAGAAAAGGACTTGCAATGCAAGATTGGATAATGTTAGCTGAAAACGATCCCAACGTTACTATTCCAGAATATTTACATATTAAGATAAGGGATAGTTTAGCAGGCTTCAATGCATTTAGTATTGATAAACCTTTTACAACTTGGAGTAGTGCGACTGTGTATGCCGACAATGAAGTAGTTAAAGAAGGTGCAAATTACTACATAAGTCTAACAGCTAACAATCAAAATGAACAACCAAGCAACGACACAGACATGACTCATTGGAGTAGGATTTACGATTATAGTTTGGTTGAAAAAACTGAAGCAGATGATATAAGAATTTGGAGAGGACAACCTGTTCCAGATCTAAAATTACACAAGTTTGCTAGATATGGATTTTTAACTAGACCTAGACAAAGTTTGTATAGAAATGTAAAAGACGCTAGACAAAACTTCGTTCATAGTGTAAACTCTTTATTAAGTGAAGTTAACGTTGTTGATGAGATTAACACCTGGAAATCTGCATTCCAAGAAACATTTGTTGAAGGCTCAGTTACATATCATGTAGAAGATTATGTAAATTTAGTTGATTGGCATTTAGTTGAAAAAGATACTGACGGTAATGTGACATATAGGTTTAATCCTAATACAGTAGCTGACTTGGTATACAACACCAAAGCAGAGTATATAGCCGCAGGAGAACCTGAAGCTGACGGAACTTATGTATTAATTAAAGGGTCAAGTCCGGGTGCAGATATAAACAGAGAAGAAATGTATCACTATATAGATGGCACAGATAAACTTGTTTATAAAGAAAAAGCAACGGTAGAACTTAGTGAAGAAATGTGGAATCAAGCCAAGTTTGGCAACGGATTTGATGCTATTGGTTATGATGTAAATCCATACGATTCATGTAGTGACAATGTAATTGCTAGAGTTATGGATATAATCAGAACAAAAATATTTACTGGTAGACATCATGTTAAGTACAACAAGCTATGGTTTAAAATGTTGTTTACAGCTATAACACAAAATACAGCAGATGACTTTGCATTTAAAACTACACATACTCATTTGGGAGTAAAACGTCCGTTGTTGTTGAATAAAAATAAATTTCAAACATACGATATAGAAAAAGTAGAAAATTTTGTTAACAATATTAAACCGTTCCATACAAAATTACTGAGCAGTATGGAAAGCAATACACACAGCGAAGCTACAAATATTGAAATAGAGGATATTACTCGTAATAATATTATAACTATGAAATATGAAGATCATAGTACAAGAACGTGGGACGGAGACGAAGTACTAACCGGAGGCGACTTCACTAGCACACTTACAAACGTAGATAGTTCATTGTTTACAACACAACAAGCTGATTTAGAATTTGAATATAACGGTAATGTGTTTGTACAGCCAGTACTAGAAGGCTGGGGCGAAGAGCTTATGCCTGTAGATTATACAGAGAATATTAGTATACTAGTACAAACTAATGTTAGCGGTAGTGGATTTACAGCGGATAGTAGAGCATTTAGAATGAACATATATCAGCCCGCTGACATACATCAAAGCACAGTTATAGTAGATGCAAATAAAACTTTCTTAGCAACAAATTGTACTGTTTTTGATACTGAACTTGACTTAAACACTGTTACTGGAATGCCAGCAAGTGGATTTGTTTGGATTGAAAATGAAAGAGTAGAGTATGGTGCAATAGACGGAAACGTACTAAAGTTTTGCACAAGAGGCACAAAAGGAACATCAGCACTGGCACATTCTACTGGCGCAGTCGTTGAAGCTGAAGAAGTGATACCAACAGTAGAAAAATTCTCACACTACGGCGACGGCTTGCGTTTAGCATACAACGATAGTGGTGTAAGTCTTGCTTCGGCAGGAACTACGCCTGAACATGCATTCATTAGAAATGCAGGCGCAGGAACGATATAAATACATTATAATGGAAAGAGCAATGAGTCTAGATAATTTAAATGATACATCACTGATAGGAATTGAGGGACATATTAAGATATGGGATCCTGAATCAGGTGAAGTTCTGGTTAAAAGAAGAAATGCAATTAATTATGAAAACATGAGTATTGCAATAGCTAGTTTACTAGCAAATGAAACAGGTAGTACAGGTACTCACCAAGTTGCTACAATGCGATTTGGAAACGGCGGTACAACTATCGATGGTGCAGGAACAGTAACTTATAAAGCTACAAATACAAATACTGCTAGTGCCGCACTATACAATCAAACATTTAGTCAAGCAGTTGACGAAGCAGTAACAGGTAGTGCAGAGAACGGAACAGAAATTGCTCATACAAGTCCAAATACATTTAGTGATGTTGTTATTACTTGTACACTAGACTATGGTAGTGTAACTGGACAAGACCTACTAGATACTGCTACTAATATGGACGGAACATATGTGTTTGACGAATTAGCAGTTTATAGTGGCAACAACGATTTGTTGACACATGTTGTATTTCATCCTGTACAAAAAAGTGCAAATAGAAAAATACAAGTAATTTACACATTAAGAATTAGATCAAGTTTTGCAGACTTGTAAAGGGAAAAGACATGCCGTATACAATAGATTATAGCCAAAGTAGTAAAACAGCAATAGTTGTAAATGATGGAACAATTGATACCAGTACTAGCATTGGGCTAATTGGTAAAAACTACACACGTTTTGGGGAAACACTGAACGAAAATATGTTGCATCTATTAGAAAATTTTGCTAATAGCAGTGCTCCTAGCAATCCAACTGAAGGTCAACTTTGGTACGACACAGCAAACAGCCAACTTAAAATATACGATAACGGTGTTTGGAGTGTAATTTTAAGTGGTGCTGGTACAACCAAAATTGAATTTCGAAACAGGAAAGATACAGGCGGCAACTTTCATAAAACGATAGAACATATTGTAGATTCAAATATTGTAACAATTATGACAGATGATACTGTAGCTTGGACACCTCATGTAGATGAAAAACTAGAAGATGGTGTAACGGCATTAAGCACACAGTTTCCTACTATACAAGCTGGCACAACAATGAACAACACAACACATTACAAATTTAGAGGTACAGCAACCAGTGCAGAATATGCTGACCTTGCAGAACGTTATGAGGCAGATGCTGTGTATACTGAAGGCACAGTTGTTAGACTAGGCGGCGACAAAGAAATTACACAAACAACATTAGGTGGTGATCCTGATGTATTTGGAGTTATTAGTACAGCACCGGGATTTGAATTGAACGCAAGTGCAGGAACAGATAAAACACATCCGTTTGTAGCACTAGCAGGGCGAGTGCCTTGCAAAGTCGTTGGCAAAGTAGCCAAAGGACAGAGACTTATTTCGTCTGAGAAACACCCAGGATTTGCAAAAGCAGACTGGGGACAAAACGAAACGTCTTTTTGGGCACAAATTATTGGAAGAGCGTTAGAAGACAAAACTACAGCTGGAAAAGGTACAATAGAAATAGTGGTAGGAGCCAAGTAAATGGTTCAAATTATTGGTGAACTAGCAACAAACGAACATTACAATCTTGTTGCTGTAGATGTAAACAAAGTTTTTGGCGACAAGTATCCAACTGCGGCGGTTACAGATGCGTCTAGAAAAAATACACACAAGTTTGGGTGGGGTGCAGTCAATATTGCAGATGCACTTGTAGACGGAACATTAATTACTGCTGAAAGATTACAAGAACTTGTAACAAGAACTAATATTAGTATTGATCATACTGAAATAACTGACAGTACAATAATATTTGCAGTACCTGCAAACAGAACTACAGTTTCAATGGGCACAGCGATAAGAGCAGAAGATTTAAATTTAATTAGATCAAAATTTGCTCCTATATTGCTAGACAATAAACATGCAACTGTTGATCCTAGTAATGCTAGTGCTTTTGTAGCAAACACATCAAACTATAATAGAACAGCAACATGGGATCATCAGCTAAACGGTGAACACAAATTTGAATGGGCAGACTATAATTCAGCTAGATACTTTTTTAATGGTGGTGGACAGCTTAGAGTAAGTTTGAACATGGCAGGCGGCAGTACAGCAGGATACTACAACTGGAGTGACGTAATTAACGAAATGGGTGTTCTCAACTTTACTTGGGACACAGTTACACAGAGTAGTGCTAAGACAAGCGGAACAAGTGCAGGAAAAGGTTTTTATGACCTTACACCATTTTATGGTGATGGCTCAGATGCTGGCGCGGCAGATGAAGGATTATTGTTTACATCAAGCGGTGTTACAATAGATAGAAAAGTTGGAACGTATCCAGGTCAATATGGTTATGGATATGGTTATATTAGTCCTGAAGGTAACTATGCGGCTTGGGCAGATCCTGCAATTAGAGGCACAGGCTACGGATATGGATATGGCGGCTACGGATATGGGTACAGTGGCATTTATGTAAGTTCATACAGTCGCTATAGTACATATCAGCAGTTAAAATTTAGACTTTACGGAAAGTACATTAATAACGGCGCCGGAGTGCAATTTAAATTGGTTTTAGATGACACTACACATGCTAATATTGTTGACGGAAGTATCACTCCAACATGTAGTTACTTAATGCCTGATACATTAACTATTGGTACAACTAGTTTTGATGTTAGCCCTGCTCCTACATTTGCAGTTACTAACAACTTCGTAAACTTCGATGACAGCTAAAAAACTGTTGACAAACCTTACATAAATAAGTTATAGTAGTAGTTAACTATAAAGGAGAAACTCTATGGATGAGAGACTCGAAAAAGCGTTAGAATTTGCTAATTATCGAATTACATTAGGAAATCAGAAACGTACATTAGAGCAACGCACACAGGTATTGCAAACAGTACACTATGCAAAGGGCGTATTTGTTGCAAATATGACCACCATTGCATTTGTAAAAGCATTAGTTGATTTAGATAAAACACAAGCAATTATTTTGGATACAAAGAAAAATCCAATACAAGTGGATGATACAACTGAATTTTTAGAAACACTGTTAAGTGCCTATACCGAAGCTACGAATGCTTACAAAGTGCAATCGGATAAAATTAAAAAAGCAAGAAATATTAAGAGCTTAATGGATTGGTAAAAGATGTCTGAGAAGCAAGGAAATGGCATCTGTATGTTCTGTTATAATAATGAACAGTTAGATTACGGTAAGTTTGCTGTTCTAGCCGCAACATATGCTAAAAAACAAACAGGATTGCCAGTAACAGTAATAACAGACGATGGATCTAAAGATTACTTGTATGAACAGCGTGGTGCTGAACTAGTTGATAGTGTCATTGACAGTTTTGTTATAGATGCTCCTAATTTAGATATTAGAAATCCTAGGCGGCATATGGATAGTCCTTGGACAGAATTTAATGCTCCTTTTTTTAATAGTAACAAGCATAAAGTTTTTGAACTTACACCTTATGAGCGTACACTACTGATTGATACTGATTTTCTAATTACTAATAACTTTTATAACTATATCTTTGACACAGACGAACCTCTTGCTCTGCATAGGTTTGCACAGTATATTGGCTCAGAGGTTCCTTATAGAAACGAAGTGACCCTTAACGATGCTGGAATTAATCACTGGTGGAGTACCGTGGTTTACTTTGATCAAAGTGAAGAAAGTAAACTGTTTTTTGATATATGGAGTCACGTAAAAGATAATTGGGAATACTATAGCTTGCTGTATCAATTTCCAAAAATGTTGTTTAGAACTGACTTTTGTGTTAGTATTGCTTGTCACATGCTCAACGGTATGAACAATAGTGATTTTGTACACGACTTTAAAGGTGTCCCTTTACTTAATATGGATCAAAAAGATGATATTGCAAAAGTAAACGGTTATGGCGATGTTGTATTTTTTAAACACGATAGAAGAGAGCAATGGAAAAATTATTTGTTTAGATATGAGAAAGATAACTTACATATTATGAACAAGCGAGCATTGGATCGTCATTGGGATTCATTGATGGAAGTGGTTGATAATGGCTGATGTAGAAATAGAACAAATAGAAGATGCACCCAAAAGAGGATACTTAACAATGGGTATCAATACCGGCGAGGATAATGTTCGGTATTGTTATGCACTAGCATGTAGTATAAAATTATGTGATCCAGATGCAAGCATTACACTAGTAGTGGATAAAGGACATTTAGGTAGTGTTCAAAAATACTATGAACATGTATTTGACTACATGATAGAATTGCCTTACGGTAACAGTGCTCACCAAGATGGATTTCATGGCATGAACTTTTGGCAAGTAATACATGCTTCACCTTATGAGGACACTATCTATGTAGATTACGATACACTGTTTTTAAATGTAGACACTGAACTCCTATGGGATACTATGGCCAATGGAGATATCAGCGTTCCTAAGTTAGCAAAGAGTTTTAAAAATTACAGTGCTCCTACAGCATGGCGTTTTGAATATGAGTATCATTATAAGTTGCCTAGATTATACTATAACATTATGTATTTTAATAAGAATAGTAAACTAGCTCTACAATGGTTTAAGATGGCAGATCCAGTTATGCAAAACTGGAGAGATGTATATAGTAAGTTACTCACAGAGAAAAGACCAAACGACTTTTATAAAAATTTACTTAGTAATATAACCACATACTATTTAGATATGGCAGATGAGATGAAAGTAGATATATCAGAACATTATGATCTACATTCACTAAGTCATGGTGTATTTCCTAGTCCAGACGAAGTGCCTACAAACTGGACCGATATGTTAAATTATTGGGTTACTCCTGGTAGGAAAATACAAATCGAAAATAGTGTATTAAGTAGTGGAATTATTCACTATAGTGACGAAACGTTTTTAACAGATGAAGTAGTAAATGTCTTTAGAACCAGTCTTATTGAGAGATTACAAACGAGATAAACCTCCTACTAAGTGGTGTGTTTATTTTGATGATGAAACAGGCGATATTGTTACTGTAACAAATCGCAAGAAAGACTTTCTCAAAGAGTCTTTCATCGAAACTGATGACAATAATGCAAAACTAATGCTTATGGGTGAAGTAGATCCTAAGAAGTTTTCGGTAGTTGAAATAGAACAACAACTTAAACTTGTTGAAAAATCTGCGGTACTCAGAATTAAGAAAGCTGAAAACAGACTTAGTATTGTTCCGCTTAGTGCTAAAAAGAGAGCAGATGTTAATATAACAATGTATCTAAACAGTTGGAAGATGGAAGTTAACTTTAATCAAGATACACTGTATAGAATGACCGGTAAACGCTACTTTAAAAATGTAAGTTTAAATCCAGAACAACAAGGAAAGTACGACCCGATCGTATTTTACCTTATAAAAAATAATGATCCTAATCACTTGTTAAGGACTATTGAAATTGACCCCGGTGAGCTTATTGAAGAAGGTTACTTGATATTTGATATGTCTCCTCTGAGATCATATGCAGGTCTAGGCGAGATAAGTATATTGACTAAGAAGATATTTTCTTCTTACGGTTTGACCAGAAAGTCAAATTTCACAGGCACTGACTACACAACTAGATTTCAAAAACGTAGAATGTTCTCAGTACCAACACCGCAACAGAAACAAATAGATAGTCAATTTACAGTGTTTTACAGAAATAATAGATACTACTTAAAAAGTAATTTTGATGATCCGCAAGAGGAAAAAATATATTCTGATATAGCAATATATCTGACAGACAAAACCAATCCGAGTAACTTATTGGGTCACTTAACTTTGCCAGTAAGCGATATCGGATGGAAAAGCACTATAGAGCTTGACACAACAGTTAACCTATTTAACTGTGGCATACTAGCTTCTGATGCAACAAAAAACATATCAATAGACTATATCACTGAAGGAGCCAAAGAATAATGAGCAATACGCCAATTACAGAATTCGACATCGTATTCATTAGCTATGATGAGCCAAACGCTGAACAAAATTATGCAGACCTATTGGACAAGTGTCCTTGGGCCAAACGCAGTCACGGAGTATGGGGTAGCGATGCCGCACACAAAGCCGCGGCGGCATTAAGCGAAACAGAGAGATTTATTACTGTAGATGCTGATAACATTGTAAGAGAAGATTTTTTCAACAACGAACTTGATATGAGTCGTGTTAGACAAACTGATGTTATTAGTTGGGCAGGTAAAAATACAGTAAATGGGTTAGTATATGGTAACGGTGGTATCAAGTGTTGGCCCGTAGATGTTGTCAATAATATGCGTACACATGAAGCGGCACCTGAAAGTGATAAAGCCGCACAGGTTGACTTTTGTTGGAATATACGTTATATACAAATGAATAATGTGTACTGTGATGTAATGAACAACGGCTCACCATTACAAGCATGGAGAGCAGGCTTCCGTGAAGGTGTAAAGATGGGACTAGAGGGAGGAGATGTTGTTGACCCTATGGAACTAAAGAAAATACATCAGGAAAACTTTAAACGCTTGTTAGTATGGATGACTGTAGGTGAAGATGCAACAAACGGTTTATGGGCAATTTATGGTGCAAGACTTGGATGTCATATGACCAACGTTGAAAGACGCAAATGGGACTGGCGTAATGTTAGAGACTTTGATTGGCTCAGCAATTACTTTAAAGAAGAATTATTTCCAGAGTTTGAAGGCGGTGACGAACTGTGTGTGAATACAGGATTAACTTGGGATTGGAATAAACTCAAAGCCAAAACTGTACAACTAGGCGAAGACCTCAGAGGCAAACTGGATTTAGAAATTAGTGATTTAGATCACACAGGTAGTAGATTCTTTAAGAAGGTTTATAAAAATCCTCATAGAATGGGTGCTATGGTGAGAGAAGACCAAGTGGATGATAGTATTGAGTAATGATAACAGTATTAGTGACAGGCGGCTTTGATCCTCTACACAGTGGACATATAGAATATTTTAAAGCCGCTAAAGCCTTGGGCGATCGACTTGTGGTTGGTATAAACAGTGACGAATGGCTTGCTCGTAAAAAAGGAAGAGCGTTTATGCCGTTTACGGAACGTGCGGCAATTATTAGAGAGCTAGAAGTAGTAGATAAAATAATTGGATTTGATGATAGTGATGATACAGCAAATCAAGGAATATTTTTAGCATTATCTACTTCAGCTGGAAAAATTATTTTTGCCAACGGCGGAGATAGAAGCAACACTACAACTCCAGAATACGAAGCGTATGGAAATCATCCAGATGTAGAATTTGCATTTGGAGTAGGTGGTGATGATAAAAAGAATTCAAGCAGTTGGATATTAGATGAATGGAAAACACAAAAGACTGAACGTGACTGGGGTTATTGGCGTGTACTTGACGATAAACAGCCAAGAGTTGGACAAAAAGTAAAAGAGCTTGTCATTAAACCTAGTTGTAGTTTAAGCGATCAACGTCACAAGTATAGGAGTGAACATTGGTATGTACTAGAAGGTGAAATACAAATTGACTTAGAATTCCCCAATGGAGAAACGCAAATACAAATGCTTGAAGCATATACAAATTTTTTAATAAGACCTGAATGGTGGCACAAGACCACTAACATAGGAGATACTCCTGCACACATAGTAGAAATACAATACGGCGAACAGTGTGAAGAAAACGATATCGAAAGAAGATAAAATTGAATAGTTTAGCTGATATTGATTTTGAGAAGAATAGTAAAAATGAAATAGTTAAGAGTGTTGATAATACTAGACGTATGAAGACATTGCTTGATAAAACAGGTTGTGGATTCTGTTTGGCTAAGTGGACGCAAGTTACAATGCACTTAGGCACTGGACTTACACATAGTTGTCACCATCCAATACCTCACAAGATAGATTTAGAAGAACTTAAAAACAATCCTAGTGCATTACACAACACTTCTTATAAAAAGAAACAGCGTAAAGAGATGCTACAAGGAGGACGACCTAAGGAGTGTGATTACTGTTGGCGTATTGAAGACGG